ACAGGACAGTAAAAGGTTTAGGCATGCATACCTAGAGAAGATACCACTCACTCAGAGTAAACCTATTATTAGGTATGGCTGCATTATTACATGCAAATGAAAGTGATTTGACAGTTAACACTGCTTCTATCACTGAAATCAAAAACAAATTTGCAGAGATGGCAGACGGTGGTGAAGTTCTCTACTCAGACTTTATCACACCTTTGATTGCTGGTAAGAAGATACAATCAGTAGGTAGGAACCTATTGAAAAAAGGACTTGAGTCATTATACAATGATAATGGTTCAGAAGTTCAATCACTTATCAAAACATTAGGTATAACTGAGGAAGACGAGGGAATCTTAGCAGAAAGTTAAGAAACCACCTTTACAACACTCCTCATATATACTATAATGAATACTATTATACATTTATGAGGAGTGTGTTATGTCATTTTTAAAAGACTTAGTTAAAGCATCAGGAAACGAATATGCAAATGTCGTTTCAGATGGTGTTGCAGCTGGAGATGTTGATTCCTTTGTTGATACAGGGAGTTATGTCTTCAATGCATTATTGAGTGGTTCACTACACGGTGGATTACCTAAAAACAAAATCACTGCAATCGCAGGAGAATCAGCAACAGGTAAAACTTACTTTGCACTGGGAATGTGTAAACAGTTCCTAGAAGATAATCCCGAGGCTGCAGTAATCTATTTCGAATCCGAATCTGCAATCAGTAAAGATATGATTGAAGATAGAGGAATCGATTCAAACAGAATTGTTATCGTGCCTGTGGTGACAGTTCAAGAATTCAGAAATCAGGCAATCAACATTCTCGATAAGTATCTTGAAACAGATGAATCAGAAAGACCACCTATGATGATGTGTCTTGATTCATTAGGTATGTTGTCTACTACAAAAGAGATTGAGGACACTGCAGAGGGTAAAGAAACCCGAGACATGACTCGAGCTCAAGTTGTTAAAGGTGCATTCAGAGTATTGACCCTAAAACTTGGTAGGGCAGGAGTCCCTATGATAGTGACTAACCACACTTATGATGTGATTGGTTCTATGTTCCCTCAGAAAGAAATGGGTGGTGGAAGTGGTTTGAAATATGCAGCCTCTTCAATTATCTATCTTTCAAAGAAGAAAGAAAAAGAAGGAACAGAAGTGGTAGGAAATATCATACACTGTAAGAATGCAAAATCTAGATTGACAGTGGAGAACCGAATGGTTGATGTCAGACTCAATTATGAAACGGGTCTAGATAGATACTATGGTTTACTTGACCTTGCACTTGCAAGTGGTATCTTCAAGAAATCGTCAACAAGGATTGAACTACCAAATGGTAAAACAGAATTTGGTAAAACTATTAATAACAACCCCGAGAAATACTTTACTGATGAAGTAATGGAAAGATTGGAAGTTGTAGTAAGAGATTATTTTAAATATGGAAACGAGAATAGAACAGACGATACTCAAGAATCTGATTCAGAATGAAGAGTTTACACGGAAGTGTATCCCTTTTCTAAAGTCCGAGTATTTCACAGATACAGCTGAAAGAACGATATATGAATTTACATATGAATACTTTCAGAAGTATACTAAACCACCTACAGTAGAAGCACTTCTCATAAATCTTGATAATTCTACGAATGTAAATGAGAAGATTATCACAGATTCTAAATCTATTGTAGAAGGTTTCGGTAGAGACGACACACCTCAAGACTGGTTATTAGACGAGACAGAGAAGTGGTGCAAAGATAGAGCAATCTATATTGCAGTCATGGACTCTATAGAAGTCATAGATAAGAAGTCACAACGCTCTACTGGTGAGATACCCGAACTTTTGAAAGATGCACTTTCCGTGTCCTTTGATACCCACATTGGACACGATGTATTAGAAGACGCAGACGAAAGATTTGAATTCTATCATACGGAAGAAGAGAAGATTCCGTTTGACCTAGAATACTTCAACAAGATTACTAAGGGTGGTTTACCAAACAAGACTTTGAATATTGTTCTTGCTGGTACTGGTGTTGGTAAATCATTGTTTATGTGTCACCAAGCGTCTTCTTGTCTTGTAATGGGAAAGAATGTATTGTACATTACCATGGAAATGTCAGAAGAAAGAATTGCAGAGAGAATCGATGCAAATACTTTGAACATTCCTATGAAAGAACTTCCCGACTTGTCTAAGAAAATGTATGACAAGAAGATTGAGAAACTCAAGAACAAAACAAAAGGTAAACTGATTGTAAAAGAGTATCCAACTGCAGCTGCACATGCTGGACATTTCAGACATTTATTACAAGAACTGGATATCAAGAAAGATTTTCAACCCGATATTATCTTCATTGACTATCTAAACATTTGTGCAAGTCATAGAATCAGGCCAGGCTCAGGTGCAAACTCTTACACTCTAGTTAAGAGTATTGCAGAAGAACTTCGTGGTCTTGCAGTTGAATATGATGTTCCAGTTGTATCTGCAACACAAACTACAAGAAGTGGTTATGGTTCTACAGATATTGGACTCGAAGATACTTCTGAATCTTTTGGTCTGCCTGCAACTGCAGACTTAATGTTTGCATTGATTACAAGTGACGAGCTCGAAGACCTAGACCAGTTAGTAGTGAAACAATTGAAGAACAGATACAATGACCCAACAATATTCAAGAGATTTGTAATCGGTATTGATAGGTCAAGAATGAAACTTTATGACTGTGAACAAGAAGCTCAGGAAGAGTTGATAGATTCTGCAGAGAATGATTATGATGATTCTATACCAGTTGCAGACAGAGGAAGAGATAGATATTCGGATTTTAAAATATGATAAGAAAGAAAAACATACAAAATAGAAGACAAGTTGCCCTAGATAATTTACTAAAAGTAAAGGAACCAAATGACCGTCAGAAGAAGGAAATTGCATCTTTACAGAAAAGTCTAAAGGTATAAAAACCCTCTTGTCATACCATAAATAGTATTGTATAATATAATGTACTGTTATGGAAACTAAAAAAACATTGAAGTCTGATGAAGTAATCGAACTGATTACCTATAAGATACAACTCAAAAAATCTCTCAGAGATTTAAAGAAGAGTGGTAATCTTAAACAGGCTGATATGATACAGTTGAAACTCGAACAAGTAGAAGAAAAACTTCACTCTTCACCCCTTTCAAAAACCTAAATAGTTCTTTTAGGAGGAAATCACATGGGAGCATGGGCAGACCAAATTGCTTTATTAGATTTAAGAATTGCACGACAGGAACGATACAGAGATTGGATTGAAGGAACCAATAGTAATGTATTCGGCCCTAGAGGAGAAGCTGCAGACTGGAGTAATCCAGCACATACAGACGGTTGTGACCCTAATGATACCACTGGTGCATCTAATCATAGATGGACTGGTACAGGTGGTGGTGACGCTTACTTTGCATGGTGGAGAAGTCAATATCCGACAGTTGATGAAAATGAGACAGACCCAGTCACACTGGGTGTTTATGAAGCATGGAAAGACTGGTCAGATAATGGTTCTAATGTAAGAGCTCAAACTGGTATGGAAGCTGCATTGACAGCACATAAACAAAATATCACTGATTTGACTGCAAAGAAGGCCACACTACAGAATAAAATAGACAGTGGTGCATCAGGAGAATAGTCACCCGAATCAAAAAAAATCATAAATAGTAGTATTCCACAGAAAATTGTGATATAATACTATTATGGGTGCAAAGAACTTACATTTAGAACATTTAGAAGACGAAATCATCAATCAAGGTATTGACGGTGGTCGTGGTGCAATAAACTTTTTGCAAGGTCTTCGTGACATGTTAAAGGGAAATGCACAGTCAGGTGTTAAAATGACTGTAAAGTGGGACGGAGCTCCTGCTATCTTTTGTGGTAAACACCCCGAGACTGGTCAATTCTTTGTTGCAAAGAAATCACTATTTAATAAGACACCTTTATTCTATACCTCAGAACAAGAGATAAAAGAATCACCCGATTTATCAGGTCAATTACAAGAGAAGTTTCTTACTTCATTCAAATACCTATCTAAACTATCTTGGAATACAATCATGCAAGGTGATTTAATGTATACCAACGATAAGAAAATGCAAAAGATTGACGGTAAATCATTTATCACATTCCAACCAAATACTATTTTATATGCAGTATTAGCTGAATCAGATTTAGGTAAACAAATTGCAAAATCTAAAATGGGTATTGTATTTCATACCACATACACAGGTGGAACTATACAAGATTTAGGTGCAAGTTTTGGTGCAAACATATCTAAACTAGGAAGTAGTTCAGATGTATGGATTGACGATGCAAGTTATAAAGATGTAAGTGGTAAAGGTTCCATGACTGCAAAAGAAACACTTGCATTGACTCAAGAATTATCTAAAACAGGAAGTGCATTCCACGGAATCAAGAAAAAAGATTTAAATAAATTTCAAGAATTACAAACTGCAATCGGTTCTAAGGGAGCTGGTGCAAGTTATAAAACATATTGTAATACACTTATCAGAGGTGGTAGTTTCAATCCGACATATGAAGGATACATATCACACTTCGAGTCTTATTGGGCTGATAAGGTAGTTGGTAAAGTAAAAACAGAAAAGACAAAACAAATCAAGAGAGAAATTGGTGACTCTATTTTAAAAGAGTTGAGGTCTCTTAAAAAGTTTATAACAAACCTTACTGCATTCATGGGACACTTAGTCAGTGCAAAACAAATGGTCATAAATGTCCTAAATAGAGTAAAGAGTATAGGAACATTTAAAAAGACTGCAAATGGTTTTGAGGTAGTAAACCCCGAAGGTTATGTTGCAATCGATAAAACAGGAAGTGCAGTTAAACTTGTAGACCGAATGGAGTTTGCATTCAATAACTTTACTGCACAAAAGAACTGGGACAAGTAATGAAAACATTCGGTAAATTTTTAACAGAAGCAAAAGACCAAGGTGCAACATTTACTTTTGGTCGATTCAACCCACCCACAACAGGACACGAAAAACTTGTAAAGAAACTTCAATCAGTGGGTAAGGGTACAGATATTTTATTATTCTCTTCCCACTCAAACGACAAAAGAAAAAATCCGTTATCACATAAAGACAAAGTAAAATATCTCCGTAAGTTCTTTGGAAGAATTGTAGTTGATGCAAATGTAAGAACTGTATTTGAGATTTGTAATTATCTACAACAAAAGAAATATACTAAAGTAAATATGGTTGTAGGTTCAGACAGAGTAAAAGAGTTTGAAGCTCTATTAACAAAATACAACGGAGTTAAAGCAAGACACGGTTATTACAAATTCAAAGAGATTAATATAATCTCTGCTGGAGAAAGAGACCCCGATGCAGATGATGTATCAGGAATGTCTGCAAGTAAAATGAGAGAGTTTGCAGAGAAAGGAGATTTCGAAGGGTTCAAAGACGGTGTTCCAAGTAAAGGTAAAAACCTTGCAAAGAAACTATATGACGATATCAGAAAAGGTATGGGTATCA